GTTAGACCTTTATATCTTAACATTGGTTTCATACCATCATACTGACTAGCAGATTTACTATTACCATATAAACTTGTGGTTTCAAACATACACAAATTCATATCATACTTTTTATTTAACATTTCTCTTACATAGTGAGAACAACAAATACCTGCTAATAATTTACCACCTAGATAATTATAACCAAATGGTTGTGTTGGCACTATTACAAAACCCATAATCGTGGTTTTATTAAATATATTTAAATCTGGCACTTGACCTAGTAAAGTATTTCTAGGTTTACAATTTATTACTGGTGAACCAAATCTAATAAACCCTAACCATTTTTTTGTTTTTAAATCTTTTACACCTAGTTTTAAAGTTTTACCTGGTATACTTACCATATTACTATGACTTGATATCATATTAATACAAGTATCCCAAGTGTGATTATCTAATTGTTGAACATCAATATTCATATCTTCAGGAGACAACGAAAAATCTGAAAACATATCCGAGTCTAAACCAAAACCAGGTAGTGGTGTTGGTATAGTTTCTATTTGTGCCATTTTCTGGTCACGCATATATTGATCTATTCTTTCAAATTGACCAAAATAGTTATTGAATACATTAGCACAATGTAGTGCCTCGTTTTTATCTAGGGTCTTCGCCATTCATCATCCATAATAATAAAAGTGGTACTATAACACATAACATTGATAGAGTCAAGCTAATTAATAATGTCATACCTCATTACCCCAACAATCCCAACCACTTACTTTTTGTCTAGCAAATAATTCAATTCTAGGTAGATCACCACATAAATTTACTATATCGTTTCTAATTCTATCTGGTTTTCTACTATGTTCTCTACGCTGATCTACTACTAATTGAGCAACTGATTTACTTAATCTTTTAGGTCTTCCTTTTGTTGCAAGTAAACACATTTCAGGATTGCCTCTTGTCCAATATCCTAAACCTGTAAAAAACCCTAAAGATTTTTTATTAGTTTTTGCCCAAGTAAATGCTACCGTTTTATATTCAAAGTTCCAAGCCTTGATGACTTCAAATGCCTTATGTAATAAAGGGTCAACAACCCACATAAACAACACACAATCTTTTTTTGCAATATCATTTACAGGTAAATTACATATATCTTTTAGTGTCATACAATTATAATGATTTTCTGGACTTCTATCTTTACCTTTATCAGACCTAGTTGTAAATGTCCAAGGTGGGTCTGCATAGATTATATTATATTTCTTTTTAATTTCCATAACTCATTATCACTAATTTTATAGCCATTAAGAAAGCACAAAACTGCCAAATTTTTATGTTTGTTTTTTGTGCTATCACCGTGCCCATTGTAAAAGACCAATGTATAATTAAAAATAATAATATTAGGCTATATAAGTTCATATTTTATATTCAAAGTTATAACTTTCCTCATTCTCACTAACTAACTCAGCACCATTTTTTTCGTGAAATCTTTTAGCCATTTCTGTTTTCGGTGATAAAGTTACCAATCTATGTACATTCTTTTTATCTTTCATTACTTCAAAGATTTTAAATATTATTCTTCTACCTGCACCTTTAGTCCAGCCAGTTGCCCATACGGTATATGCTACTGCAATATTACCATCAGGATTTGAATATAAGTCTAATTCTTTTTCGTCTCTAGGTACCTGTGTACAATAAGCAATACAAATATAAGCCACAGGAACGGTTGTAAATTGTCCGTCTATTCTACTAATATCGGTACTTTTTAATACATAGATTTCTCTACCTTTAGAGGTCCTAAAATCCATATTTAAATTAGGCCTCACAGGATCAGAATTGTATAAATCGTTTTCAACACCGTCCCAGGTTAATATCTTATCAGTTTTCTCAAATTTTTCCATCAACCGAAAAATGCCTCCAAACTGGCTTGTGGTTCTGCCTTCCAACCTATAGCGTCTAATATAAAACGCATAGGGTCTAAAAATGTTTTTTCAAATTGTATCTCATAGTCAATATAATTATTTAAGTTAAATTCTCTAGGTAAAGTTGTTATATAACTTATAACATCAAACTTAAAAGGATTTGCCTCTAGTAATTTAATAAATTTAATTTTATCACCCTCTTGTATATAAGGATATTTGTTTTGTAATCCAAACTCTTTTATTTGATGATTATATATTAGGGCGCCTTTAACGTGAATAGGTGTGCCTTTAATAAAGATATTATTATTATCTCTATATTTTCTAACATTATTACACGATCTTGGAAAAGCAATCGCTTCTGGTGGTAATTCTAAAAATTCTTTTTTAAAATTTGAAACAAATGTTTGTAATTCAGATTGTTCTTTAGACATAATAATTTTAATAGCTTCTTTAATTCTACCACGGCATATTTGTGGTGTAGAAGATTTTACTGCTTCAATACCCATAAGTTTTAATTTAGGGTCTGCAAGTCTAACACCCTCCTCATCAAGAACATTTAACATATATCTTTTTTTCGCAACCCATATACCTTTGTTGGCAATAACTTCTCTTTTCATAACCATAGCATTTTTAAATGCGTTAGTATATTCAGACAACTCACCAAAACATTTTGCAATATATGGTTCTATTCTACTATCAACAACCTTATTTAAAAAATTACATATTTGGTCATCTGTTTTACCTTCGCAAGTTTGCTCAACTAATTTATCTAAACAAACATAAATTGAATCTGTATCAGACGCAACAATATAATCTTTTTTGTCGTGAGTTTTTAATATTCTATTTAAGTATTCATTTACCTTTTCTTCAATAAAACGAATAATAAACTGACCAGCAGTTGTGATACCACTTGCCTGTCTAACATCATAATATCTGAAGTATTGATTACCAACTGCACCATAAGCTGAGTTCAAGGCAATCTTTCTTGCCCATTGAATATTATGACAACGAGATATTTCTTTTACAAGTTCAGGATTTTTAGTTCTTTCGTATTGTGCTTTTGCTTTCAACATTCTTTTCTTAAATATAACACGCTCATTGTACATTGTTTCCATCATTTCAGGTAGAAACCCTTGATTGTCGGTTTTAAATAATGCACCGTTTGGTGTTATACAAGCGCCTTCAGTTTTTAAATATGCAAGTGGTGTCTTTTGATTCAACATCTTCGCCACGGAAACACCAGATGATTTAACACCTAGTATTTTTTCAGGAGAGATATTATATTGAATAATAATGTGTGGATATAGTGAGTTGATATCAAAAGACACTATCCATTTGTGCATACCAAGTTGAGGCTCTTTTACATAAGCGCCTTCATATTTGGTCTCTTTTGAGTGTTCTTCTCTAGGAGGCACACAAATATTTTTCTTTTTAAGATGATTATATATTAAAGTATCCCAAACTCTAACTTGCGAAAATATATCATCATAATTTACTTTACTTTCATAGGCAACGGTTAGAGATAAGTCAATTAGACCTAACTTATCTTCTAATGCGTCAACAATCTCAACATCTTGAATATTATAATCTACAAATTTTTGAAAGTCTTTTGTATAGAAATCTTTAAATGTATCATAAGGATTTTCATTTTTATTTTGACCTAGTTCTATCTCGCCAATAAAATCTAGTTTATAACTTTCTTGTCTAGTTGGTATAAACCATTTGTACAAATCAAGATAATCTAGCATTACTATACCATACAAAGAATAGACCGTTTGAGGTCTGCCTCTTACGGTTATTTCTTCTCTATGAATTAGATTCCAAGGCGACATACGACTTGCAACTTTATCGCCTGCAATCATTTTAATTCTATTCATCAAATAAGGCAAATCAAAAAACTTGGTATTCCAACCTGTAATAATATCAGGATAGTTCTTTAACCAAAATTTCATAAACTCCATAATCAAATGATTTTCAGTTTTACATTTAATATAGGTTATATCTGTTCTATCTGTTTTAAAATCACCAACACCCCAAGTTATGATCTGTTTATTAGATTGATTTTTTACCGTAATACAAAGTATTTCTTCAACAGGATTTTCAACATCTGGAAAACCATTCTCACAGGTAGATTCAATATCTAATGTAAATATTTTTATGTGATCTTTAGACCATTGTATTTGATCTGGAAATTCTGTGCCAATATATTGATAATGATATCTTTCTAAACCAAATATAGGAGAGTTCGCTGTTGCAACTTCTCTTTTAAATTTTCTTGCACTATCAATACTATTAAATTTTATTTCTTTTAAATTTTGACCTTGTAAAGTTTTATACTTACTAGACTCTTGAGTCAAAGCATATAAGGTAGGAGTGAAATTAATTTTTTCTTTGTAATCTTTACCACCGTGAATACCACGGACTAAAAGTTTACCTTTGTGTTCAATTACATTTTTATAAAAGTTCATTATCTCTTAAACTCACCGTTAAATTATCTAGTTCTTTTGTCAATTGTATTTGACAACTTAATCTACTTATGCCTTCTTTATATCCTGGTTCATATTCTAATAAAGATTGTTCTAAACTATTTTGTTTAATAGGCAACTTATCTACCCAAGCATTACCAACATATATATGACAAGTAGCACACGAGCAAGCGCCACCACAATCGGCCGGTATTTCTCTTATCTCGGCCTTCTTGGCTGCCTCCATCAAAGTCCAGTTTTCGGGTACTTCTACCTGGACTTTTTCATTGTTTGTCCTAATAAAATTAACCGTTATCACTTTTTCAATGTTGGTATATTTGTTTCTGTAATTAAATCAGATTTAGGCGTTAGTATTCTACTTGTATTTGATTGATACGAAGCCAAAATCTCCTCTTTAGGATCAACCATAGAAACAATTTTGTCGTCTCTAATCATAACCTTTTCAGTCTTACTATAAGGCGAGTAAGGCGTCATCATTAATTGAACAGGTTGACCTGGTGCTTTTTGTGTTGGAATGATTACAAATGGTTTATCTAGTTCCATATTGTTATAGTCTGTAATCTTAGCTATAACATCTTCACCGGAAA